GAATCAATTGCTAAGGCATTCTATCCGCCAATGCCTGAACTCATTGTATATCCAAATCAAATCAAATTGGTTTATCCGTCAATTTATGACCCTGTGATTGTTAAGGGTGACTTCGATGGAAAAGGATTCAACATCTCATCATTTGAAGGGTATGATGCTATATTCGACAAAGCAAGAAAAGATATTCCATTATGGGGTCCAGTTGCTATTGATTTGCTCAAAGAGGGTGCTGCGGCAGGTGGTGGCGGTGGTGCATCGTCGGCAGGTGGCGCATCTGGGGCATTTACTTCAAGTGATGCTGGTTCTTATCAACCGCTTCATTCAACACCTAAAAGAAAGAAGCCACGTAAGTTGAAAATAACAAAACAAACCTTGCTACGTGCGCCATCAATTATTGGTGAAAACGAAGAAGGCGACAATGTAGCCGCTATTATGCAGTTCACACGTAAAGCAATCACTAAAGACGATACCGCTAAAACAACAGAATATCTTTTGAAAAATGTCAAGGGATTGAATAAGAAAATGCTTGAGATGTATTGCGGTGAATATGGTATCGAAAAAACAGAAGATAGCAAAAAGTGGACTGTGAATCAAGCAATTGATGATGATGTCATCGAAAATATGTTTCCTCGAATGAATCGGGTTTCACCAGATGGTGGCGCATGGTCTGGCCTTCAAGCGGATATTACCGCACCAAGAGGCCCAACAGAACTTATTGAGGATAGTGGGACTACATTTTACGATCCCAAAGAATCCGAAGAGGTTGAAGAGATTCCAATGAAACATTTGCAGGTCAAAGATAACGCAACTGGGGATCAAGCCGTTGTTGATATTGAAAATGGCAAGGCAACATTAAGAATGCCTCTAAAAACGCAACAGGGGATGGCTGATGAGCAAGAATCCGAACCTGATGATAGGTCGGAAGCCGAAGAGATTTGAACATATCCCTTCATATAGGATTACACGAAGTCGTATAGTTTAATGGCGACCAGTCTTGAACTCCACACCGCATCTTGGAATGCGGAAGGTTCGGACTTTTTATTGAAGTCGTCTGGTAGTCAAGGCGAACTTTATGTTGCTGGCTACGCATCTGTTGATATGGTGGATAAGCAGGGAGATAGAATCCCAACTGCTGCTCTAAAGAAAGCATTCGGTCAATTCATGGATAACAAAGCATTCCGCAACGTTCAGTTGGCACATTCTGGTATTCAAGTCGGTGAAGTTGTTGGCAACCACACAGACTCCGATGGCCGAGTATGGAAATCAGAAGTGGATGATCACGGACTATTCGTAGTATGTAAGATTCGCAATGATATTCAAAAAGCACGTGAAGTGCAAAAACAGATTCGCAACGGAGATTTGCGAGCATTCTCGATTGGGGGTCAAGCCCTATTCCGTGTGAGTAAAACCACACCAGAACTTGGCAACCATCGAGAGATTACCGATCTTGAACTGCATGAAATTACGCTGTGCAAGAAAGGAATAAACCCAGAATCAACCTACACGATACTAAAAATGGAAGATGATAACATGAGCAATACGGAAACCCTAAATGAAATTAAGGCTGGACTGAACACAGTCCTCAAAGAACTGAGCGAAAAAGCCGATGACAAGGAAATGAAAGAAGAAAAGTTGTATAACGAAGATAAAACGGATGCCAAAAAATCCTTTGAGGAAGAAGCGGCACTCGAATACATCACAACTCTTGAAAAGTTTGCTCAAGAATCTGGCGTTGATTTGAATGCGGTTCGTGATCACTTTGGTTTGGAGAAGGCTTACCTCCCAGAACAAGGTCGTGGCGGTTATTCTCACCGAGGACAAGGAGATGAAGTCGGATCTGGCGAAGGTGCAACCGAGCCATCTTATCCATCTCTCCCATCCCCAAGTGGCAATCAAAACGTCATCAAAGCCCCAAGTGTTCGCCCAATGGCAATGAACGCACCAAGCGGCAATGAAAACGTTATCAAGTCCTTGACTCCTGAAACATTGGAAAAAGGCTATCGAACTTACGCTGCACTTCGAGATGAAGAAGCAGTAAAGGGTCTTGTTGAGAAAGAATGGCAAGAGCGATACAATGTTGAAACAACTCAGGCAATCGAGATGCGAAAAGCAAACGATGTTGGCGTTCAGTTGAACTCTCTCCGTGAAGAGATCGCAATGCTCAAGTCGGAAAATGATACGTTGTCAAAGAGCGACTTGACACCTACAACCCCATCAACTTCAATCCGTGTTCCAACTCATGCTGAGTTTGGCGCAATGGGAAGCGACCTCGACGGCTGGCGAGCAGCAGAAATGCTCGCTCAACGTGCTTTGCGGGGCGAGTGAAAACCAAAAAATAAATGGAGATGAATAAGATGACACAAGGATATATCCGAACAATCGAAGACATGGAACGCCTTTACTACGGTGCGGGTGCTGGAACAAACGCATGGGCATACAGTGGAACAGACTTACTCAAGGCTGATAACCCATTGATGTCCTCAACATCAGGAACTTACCAAGCGATCTTTGGTCGTAAAGTTTGGTCACAGTTGAACCAAGAGTTCAACGCCTTCTCAATTCTTCCTAAGAAACCCTGGGAAAAGAGTGGATGGCGTGTCGTGACTGGCAAGCCAACTGATGCTGTCGGTGTCCCTGAAAACGGTGCGCTTCCAGATTCGACCAAGCCAACCTTTGAAGAAGTCAGCACAAAGCCAAAGACTGTGGCTTCTAAGTTTGACCTCAGCGAAACCGCCATGTTCCTTGCAGACAAGGATGATGGACTGGGCGATGCAAGGGCTGTTATCAAGATGGAAATGTCGAAATCTCACGCTGAGAGCATTAACAAAATGCTTCTTCGAGATGTTGATACCGTTGCTTCAAACAACTTTGAATCACTTGATCGTGCAACTTCTTCCTCTTTCACTGAACCAGCAAGTTTCGGTGACATCTCGGCTTTGACAGACCACAACATGTATTCCATTACCCGCAACTCAACTGGCGCAAACAGTTGGTTTGATGCAAACGTGGATGCTGGAACTGCTGGTGCTGAACGCCCTCTCACCCTGAATGTCCTTGACGGAATGTTCCGCAAGGTCTGGGAACGTGGAGGTCAGCCAAAGGTCATGCTCACTGGATATGATACCATTGAGAAGATTCAACAACTGCTTCAACCTCAGCAGCGTTTCACTGAAATGAAGCGTGTCACGCCATCCGTGAACGGTGTTCAAGGAATCCCTGGTATGGAAGGCGGATTTGTTGTCGCAACCTACAATGGTGTGCCAATCATCCCTGCAAAGGATGTTCACGCACCAGCAGGTGGACTATCTCGAATCTATATGCTTGATACAGATTACATGTATTTTTGCACAGCAAAACCAACTCTTTACCACGAAAGCGGAATTGAAACCGGAGATCCATTCGGTATCAACCGACTCGGACAAATGGGATTGTTTCATACAATGGGCGATCTATGGCAACTCTTCTACGGCGCACACGGCAAGGTTCGTGACATTACCGCTTGATGAAGAAAGAAAAATGGAAGTGACATACAATGACTGAAAATAGCAACATTACAGAAGCAGAAGCCGCCACCAAGGTTATCCTTGATACCCGACTACCAGTGGGTGCATCACCCGATAGCACCGCTTGGCAGGCTCAATTAGCCTCGTCTTCAACTACCGATGGTTCAGTGCAAGGCGCACTAAACCTCTTGGTCGTTGATGTATTCATCACCGCACACAGCACCGCAACTGTCTTCTCTTTGGATGCTGTTGGGGCCGCAACCTCGATTACAGGCGTTTCTGGTTCAGAAGTCGTCAGTGTTCTTGGTGTTCAAAACATCTCTGGTGGCTTTGAAGTGCCTACACTCATTCGCAATGATGGTGCAACAGTGAAGTTCACCAGTGCAAGCGGAACAGCAGGCGACACCCACCGAATCTCAATTCTATACCGTTGAGGTGTTTAATTTGACAATATCACTCACCTACAAAGGGTGGAGGAATTACACCGAGTTAAAAATTGGCGACAGATCCTACGGATTTGCACCGGGAATGACTCGCACTGATATTCCTAGA